TTTGGGAACTAACTAATGGCCAACCCAATAAAAATAGGGCAGGGAATTGCGACTCTGATAAAAAGAAAGAAGCCCAAGTCCCGATGGGACGAGATAGAAGAAGCTGCAAACAGAGAAATGAAAGAGGCCATGGAGGCCTCCCTGAAAAAAACAGACAAAATGATGCGGGAAGGTAAAACCGGACAATTCATTGGTAAAAACAGAAGTGAAGCGAGTTTTGGAAAAAAATCCCAACGCCCTTGGGAGCAAAACTATAGCCGTTATGACCAAGCAAGTCTTGTTGGTACTGACCTTCCTTATAGACTAAGATCACCAACGCAACAAGCGGCAAGAGAGCTTCTTCAAAGATCTATTAAAACTCTACGACCAAATATTGCGGACTCAACTGCTCAAACATACGCACAAAATATGCTTACCCGACTTCGCAGGTCTCAGCAAGCGGCAATAGAAGCTAGAAAAGTCAATAAAGTTAAAGAAGCAATAGAGTGGGAGCGCTTGGCAAAAGAGACAAACAGTGAAATTACCAGCATAATAAAACAGGGTGGAGTAGCGCTTGGCACAGTTCCAGCCGTTGCAAAAATGGCAGAAGCAACTATGATGCCAGAAGACCCAAGTTTCGGAGAGCAAACAGCAGAATTTTTAATGGATTACTTACAACCCCTTCCTAGAGAATTTGGGAGAACAAATTAATGGCCACAATTGGCGGAAATAAACCGACGAACATAGATCGTATTGCTGATCTGATTGACCTAGAAATTGAAGACGGACAAACGGTCGAGATCGAAGAACCATTGCCCATGGACAGTGGGGCTGCTGTCTCTTTTATAGAAGACGGTTCAGCTGAAATAAATTTTGATCCCTATGGCATGGAGCAGCAACAGCAGCAGGTTCCTTTTGAGGCTAATTTAGCGGAACACATAGATGATTCAACCCTTGGGCTGATAGCTAATGACCTAGTTGGAGATTTTGAAGACGACCATAGCAGTCGAGCCGATTGGGAACAAACCTATGTTGAAGGCTTGGATCTCCTTGGATTCAAATATGAAGACCGTGAGCGACCGTTTCCGGGAGCATCAGGGGTAACCCACCCCCTCCTGGCAGAATCGGTTACTCAATTTCAAGCCCAAGCTTTTAAAGAGCTTCTTCCTTCCAAAGGACCCGTAAAAACCCGAATAATGGGGCTCGAAAACCCCGAAAGTGAGGCTCAGGCACAGCGCGTGCAAGAGTTTATGAACTACCAAATCACTACGGTAATGCAGGAATATACCCCTGAAATGGACCAATTATTGTTTTATTTGCCTCTAGCAGGCTCTGCTTTTAAGAAAGTCTATTTTGACCCAAGCAAACAACGAGCAGTAAGCACTTTTGTGCCTACTGAAGATTTAGTGGTGCCCTATACTGCCAGTGACATTGAAACTTGTGAAAGAGTGACCCATATAGTAAAAATGACCTATAACGAGGTGCGTACACAGCAAGTAGCGGGGTTTTATAGAGACATTTTACTGGAGCCTAGTGAAACGAATATTGCCAGTAAGCCCAAAGATAAAGTAGACGACCTTGAAGGATTAACCACTGGCGTTAACGAAATGATGTATGAGCTCCTAGAGTTTCATGTATCCATGGACATCCCTGGTTTTGAAGATCCCGATGGTTTTCATCTCCCTTATATAATTACAGTTGACCGAACTTCAAATCAAGTTTTAGCGATCCGTAGAAACTATAATCCGAACGACCCCCTGAAAACAAAAATTCAGTTTTTCGTTCACTACAAATTTCTCCCAGGTTTGGGTTTCTACGGGTTTGGACTAATTCACATGATTGGAGGACTTTCCAGAACCGCAACCGGAGCTCTAAGACAGCTCATAGATGCCGGAACCCTAGCCAATCTTCCTGCTGGATTTAAAGCCAGGGGACTGAGAATCAGGGACGACGAAACTCCATTGGAACCAGGAGAGTTTCGTGATGTAGATGCACCAGGCGGAGCCCTTCGAGATTCATTGATACCTTTGCCTTATAAAGAACCTTCACAAACCCTACTTGCTTTAATGGGTTCTTGTGTTGAAGCTGGGCAAAGATTCGCGTCCTTGGCTAATTTACAAATTGGTGAAGGCAACCAGGAACTTCCTGTTGGTACCACCATGGCACTTTTGGAGCAAGGCACAAGAGTCATGTCAGCTGTGCACAAACGATTGCACTATGCCCAAAAAACAGAGTTTAAGATATTAGCCAGGCTGTTCTCAGAGTCTTTGCCTCCTGAATATCCGTATCAGGTAACGGGTGGCGATCAAATGATTAAGCAACAGGACTTTGACGGTCGCGTTGATGTCATTCCAGTTTCTGATCCAAACTTCTTTTCTATGAGCCAAAGGATTTCCTTGGCGCAACAGGAATTACAGTTAGTACAAAGTAACCCAGAAATACACAATATCAAAGAATCCTATCGTCGCATGTATGAGGCGCTGGGTTCAGAAAATATTGACGCACTATTAATGCCCGATCCCCCACCACCCGCTCCTGTGGATCCTGCGCAAGAAAATGGTTCAGTATTGATGGGTGCTCCTCCTATGGCTTTTCCTGAACAGGAACACATGACGCATATTGAAGCGCATTTAACTTTACTTGAAAGTCCTGTGGCCATGATGAATCCGGCAACGGTGCCGACTTTAACGTCGCATATATTTCAACACATATCGTTGGAAGCACAGAAACAAGCCGATCAACAAATGCCGGAACAACAACCTATGCCACAAGGAGGAAACGGCATGATGCCACCACAAATGCAAGCAGGCGGACCAGTGCCACCAGGCGCGCCTCCTCCACCTAATCCAGAAAAAGAAGCACTCAAAGCACAAATTGAGCTACAATTACTGGAGATGGTGATGCCAGCTTTAGAAGAAATATTGGCACCACCTGATGATGGAGTGGTAGAATTAAAACAACAAGAGTTGCAGATCAGAGCACAAGAGAACCAAGACGATAAAGAAATTGCTGAAAAGAAACTTGTTCTGGATAAAGCAAAACTTAAACAAAAAGATAAAACAGATACTAAAAAAGTAAAATCTCAAAAGGACATTGCCAAGATGAAAGTGGCAGTGGATGAGGAAAAAATAAAATCTCAGGAAGATATTGCGGTTTTAAAAGCCAGAGCAGAAGAAGAGAGAACTAAGTCCCAGGAAGATATTGCAGCTCTAAAAGCGATTACGGACAGAGACAAAAACAAAGGTAAATAATGGCCAGACGACCAAGAACAAGAGTTATGAAACCAAGGGGTTCTCCTCCGGTTATGAATCAAGGGCCGTTTTTATCTCCGGAATTGGGAGAAAAAATTAAGGCGGCAATAGCAGGAATACCAAAAGGTTCTGTGTCTCCACAACCACCAATGCCTGTTATAGGCGGTCAAATAGGTCGTTTACCTTTTGAAGAGCTACAACCGCGGCCTATGGGTGCAACAGACCCAGTGCAAACAGCAGTACAACAAATGCCCTATTCTTATAAAGGCATTACTGCTCAAGATATTATGGACTATTCAGGAGAAGTAAAGCAGCTTACTCCAGAACAAATGGCAGTTGCTGATGTGAACCAAGACGGTGCAATTGATCTATTAGACGCTATATGGATTAACCAAATGGCAGAAGGGCTTAGAGACCCTAATTCTTTAGAAGGTATCGATCAGCCTGTACCACAACCACCAGCACCACAACCAACAGGACCTGGGCCTTCTTTCAATTTTGCTAGTGATGAACCTCCACCTAAAGTAAGAGGAGATCGTCCTATTAGACCTCCTGCTCCCCCTGCTCAAAAACCGGGTTCATTACCAAATCTTATGACTGGTGAAACGACACCTTCGCTGCAAAATATTATTAATCCTCCTGCTGGACCCATTCAAATAGGAGGTCCTGGAGGAGCACCTTTACCACAATTTGCAGCAGACCCAGTACAAGCAGCCGTAGACAAATTACCAGGAGAACCAGGCTTTCCAGGACGTCCAGGACAAGGACCAAAATTTCCAGGAGTGCCTCCGGTTCAGATTCCAGAGCCTGTAGGTCCAATAGGGATGCCTCCTGGTATCTCTCCAGGAGGGTTTCCCATTGGTTGGGAACCAGGAGAAAGCCAAGTAGCAGATGATTTTTTTCAATGGCCGGTGCCACCTCAAGGAGGCGGAGGACCCACTCCAGAACAATTAGCACAATTGCAAATAGACCAAGAGGCATGGAAAACAAACCCAATACGCTTTATGGCGGAACCATATTGGATATCTCCGAATTGGTGGGAAAATAGACCAGCACCGACTATTGATACAGAAGCCGGCGGAGGAAAAGGCGGAGATATGGTTAAACCACCAACACCAGAAGACCCCCCTCCCGGTTGGCCAGCAGATAAACCATGGCCGCCAGACAAACCAATATTTGGTCCCGGTGTCGGACCAATGTGTCCGAGTCCAAAAGAACACATACAGCTAGCAAACAATGATTGGATATTAGCTGGAGAGCTTAAAGTAGGCGACGAAGTTGTTACTTCAGAAGAGCCTCAGAAAGTAACCAGAGTGCAAAGAATTGAAGGCGCTCCAAGATGCGAAGTTCTATTTGAAGACAGCGACAGTATTGTTTCTTCTTATAGCCATCCTTATTTTGTCAATAGTAAAGGCTTTGTGGAAGTAGGCAATTTGGAAAAAGGCGACATAATCGGCGACTTGGTAGTCAAGGATAAAAAACCATTTTCGGATGGTCCTGTCATTAGTCTCTCAGTCGATAAAGCAGAAACCTATATGCTACGAGGCGGAACTGAAGAAAATCCAGTACCTGTGCTGTCGCATAATAAATCCCCTATGCCAATAACTCCGGAAGAAGCAGAAAAAATGATGAGAGAACAGCAAGAAAGGGAACAACGATGGCTGGCTAACCCACCGCAACCGGGAGATCCTGAGTTTGAAGCCTATACTCGATGGTGGGAAAGAGAAAATCCTCCTTGGGATCCAACTAGCTGCCCTAGCCCCGAAGAACACATTCAATTAGCAAATAACGATTGGATATTAGCGGGAGAAATTAAAGTAGGCGATGAAGTCATCACTTCAGAAGACCCCCAAAAAGTAACCAGAGTCCAAAGAATTGAAGGTGCTCCAAGATGCGAGGTTCTATTTGAAGAAAGCAACAGCATTGTAACTTCCTATAGTCATCCTTATTTTGTCAACAGCAAAGGTTTTGTAGAAGTAGGTGATTTGAAAAAAGGAGACATAATCGGCGATCTGGTAGTCAAGGACAAAAAACCTTTCTCCGATGGTCCTGTAATCAGTCTTTCCGTAGATAAGGCACATACCTATATGTTGCAAGGCGGAACGGAAGAAAACCCAGTGCCTGCGTTGTCGCATAATAAATGGGTGGAACAGCCACCAGAACCACCACAGCCCCCTACTCCTCCTGCACCAGACGACCCAATGGGTATGGCAAAATTACTGTGGAAAACAAACTATTCAGACGCAATGGATTTTAATACCTTTTGGGAAGCTTATCAAAAAAACCCTGATATGTTTCAGATAGACGGAACAGGAACAGCACCAGTGGGAACAGGAACAGCCCCAGTGGGAACAGGAACAGGACCAGTGGGAACAGGAACAGCCCCAGTGGGAACAGGAACAGCCCCAGTGGGAACAGGAACAGCCCCAGTGGGAACAGGAATAGCACCAGTGGGAACAGGAACAGCCCCAGTGGGAACAGGAACAGGACCAGTGGGAACAGGAACAGGACCAGTGGGAACTACAGCAGTACAAGGCACAACTATGGAAGAAATGCAGAAAATGATTGCTGATATGCAGGCACAAATGCAAGAACAGGCAGCAGCAAGAGCAGCTCAAGAAGCACAAATGTCAAAAAACTACATGATTTCTGATGAAAGAATAGGCTATAATCCCTATTTAAGTGGTCAGTATCAGCCTGATCCATACGGTCCCGGAGGGGTTCCAGATATGGGGGGAATTACGACCATACCCGTACCACAGCCTTTAACAGGAATTGGGTACGCAAACTATAATCCGAGGAGGAAAATATAGATACTTTAGACTTCGCGACAGCTGTAACGCGCGCAATAGGCAAAAAAGAACAGCAAATTCAAGAAATGATGACCAATGGTGAAGTAAAAGATTGGAATCATTATCGAAATCTTGTTGGCCATATCGAAGCGCTCAACTTCATTCGCGAAGAAATTAGATCCATTCTAAAAAAACAAGACATAGACTATGGCTAATACAGCGTTACAAGAAAAATGGGCTGAAGAGGAGGCAAATAAAACTCCTTTAGAAAAAGCTTATGATGAAGGAACGACTCTTAATCCAAAGAAAATAGGAAATGAGCTATTGGAACAATTGCCTGATCCAACAGGATGGCGAATTATGATTCTTCCTTATCGAGGAAAAAGAAAAACGAAGGGAGGAATTGAGCTCACAGAAGAGACGCTTTCAAGACGACGAATAGGCACAGTTCTAGGCTATGTTTTAAAAGTAGGTCCTTTGGCCTATAACGAAGAAAAATTTTCAACTGGACCTTGGTGTGAAGAAGGGGACTGGGTATTGTTTGGACGTTATGCCGGTTCTCGTTTTCAAATTGAGGGCGGTGAAATAAAAATACTCAACGATGATGAAATCATCGCTAGAGTACCCGACCCAGAAGCAATTCTGCACCAACTTTAACATGAGGAAAGACCCATGCCAAAACATAAATTAAACTTAAACCCTGCTGAAGAACTTGTACCCATTGACGATTCAGGTCCCGAAGTAGATGTAGAACTATCAGAAGATGCAGTTCCTTCTTTTGAGGCTGTAATTCCTTCAAAGCCTATTTTGGAAACTGCACCGGAAGCAGAAGTAGAAGAAGAAAAAGTAGATGAGCACGAAGAATATAGCAAAAATGTAAAAAAACGAATTGACAAATTAACAGGAAGATTACGCGAAGCGGAACGAAGAGAACACACAGCAACTCAATATGCGCAAAATGTGTATAAAGAAAACGCAACACTAAAACAGCAAAAACAAAACATAGACGGTAATTATATTATTGCAGAAGCCAATAGAATTACTGCTGAGACTGAAACAACAAAAGGACTGTTAAAAGAAGCGAACGAAGAACAAAACACAGAGAAACAAGCAGAAGCACAGCAAAAACTAGCGGCTTTAGCAGTTGAGGCCCAACGCGTACAGGCACTCAATCAAACCAGAGCAGTCCAAGAGCAACGGCTTTCTGCACCTCAACAGTACACACAACAACAACAAACCCGTCCAGCGCCCCCTGATCCTAAAGCAGAAGCCTGGGCAGAAGACAATTCTTGGTTTGGAGAAGATCGAGCTATGACCATGACTTCGTTTGTAATTCATCAAGATTTATTAAATGAAGGATTTGACGCCACTAGCAAGGAGTATTATAGTGAGATAGATAAAAGAATTCGTGATGAATTTCCTCATCGTTTTGATGGGGGAGCTAATCAGGCAAATCGTCCCGTTCAAGCGGTAGCTCCTGCGAAACGCAGTGCTAAAGTTGGGCGCAGAACTGTGAGACTCACACCTTCACAGGTAGCAATAGCTAATAAATTGGGTGTGCCTTTAGATGAATACGCGAAATATGTTGAATAACGTGGAGACAACAATGGCAGAAAAAAATAAAGTCGACGCAAGTCGCAAACCACGCGAAGCTCAGACTCGTGAGAAAAAAGCTACGAGAAAACCCTGGGCACCGCCATCCGCTTTGGATGCACCGAACCCTCCCGAAGGACACGTTCACCGTTGGATCAGAATGGAAGTCAGAGGCTTTGACGATCGTAAGAATGTCATGGCTAAGCTTCGTGAAGGATGGGAGCCTGTGAAAGCAGACGAATATCCTGATTTTGACACGCCAATAGTGGAGGAAGGAAAATTCGAGGGAGTAATTGGAGTCGGAGGACTGATTTTATGTCGGATTCCGATCGAAACTGTACAGGAAAGAAACGCCTTTTTCACTGCAAAGGAACAAGGGCAGATGGAAGCTGTAGATAACGATTTGATGAAAGATGGAAATCATCCTAGCATGTCAATTAGTAAACCTAATAGACAATCTCGCGTAACAATTGGCGGAACTCAAGGTTCATCGAACTAAGAGTTCTTTAATATTAATTCTTGAGAACAGAGGAAAGTTTAAATGGCAAATGTAGATAAAGCCTTCGGGCTTAGACCCTACAAGGGTGCCGGGTGGCCTGTTCAGCAAGCAGCTAAATATTTAATCAACCCTTCCGGATACGGTACAAGTATCTATCAAGGGGACATTACTATATTCGCAAGTGGATATATCAACACAGCAGCAGTTAGTTCTGCTAATATTGTTGGTGTGCTTTCACATGTGTATTATGTTGCTTCTGACGGAACTCCTACCTTTAAGAATTACTATCCAGCCAGCACGACGGCACTTGGAAGTGGTGATATAGAAGCATATATCTATGATGACCCTAACCAATTGTTTGTTGTTCAGGCGGACGGTGCTTCAGCCATTACATGTATGGGCAGAAATGCTGATACTGATGGCATAGGTGGTAGTACAACGACCGGCGTTGCGACACGCGAACTCGACTCTAGCACAATAAACACAACGCAAGCACTTCAGCTTAAAATCGTTGGTGTTGTTCAAGATGACGTTAATGGTGACCTCACAGCTAATAATGCAAACTTAGTCGTTCTGATTAATGAGCATTACATGCGAGGTGCCGTTGCAGGTACTTAGGAGTAGTTTAAATGGCAATTAGTAGAGGACAATTGGTTAAAGAACTGCTTCCAGGCCTGAACGCATTATTCGGACTTGAGTACGATAGATATGACAAAGAACATGAAGAAATTTATGATATTGAGTCAAGTGATCGTGCTTTTGAAGAAGAAGTAATGTTGACAGGTTTCGACACCGCACCTGTTAAGTCAGAAGGAGCAGGAGTGGCTTTTGATCAAGCGCAAGAAGCGTTTACATCAAGATACACTCACGAAACGATCGCACTGGCGTTTTCAATTACCGAGGAAGCCGTTGAGGATAACTTGTATGACAGACTGTCAGCAAGATATACTCGCGCGCTAGCTCGTAGTATGGCAAATACCAAGCAAGTTAAGTCAGCTTCTGTGTTGAATAGGGCGTTCAATTCAAGTTATCCAGGCGGCGATACGAAAGAACTTTGCGCAACAGACCATCCAACTGTGGGTGGAGCTAATCTGCGTAATGAGCTTTCAACATCAGCTGACCTAAGTGAAACTTCATTAGAACAAGCACTAATCGACATTGCAGCTTTTACTGACGAGCGTGGTTTGAAAGTAGCGCTTCAAGGAATGAAATTGATTCTTCCTAAAGAACTACAATTCACTGCCGACAGGTTGTTGGAATCACCAGGTCGTGTGGCTACGGCGGATAATGACATTAATGCTGTTAAGAACATGGGCATGGTCCCAGAAGGCTATACAGTAAATCATTATCTAACAGACACAGATGCGTGGTTCATAAAGACTGATTGTCCGAACGGATTCAAAATGTTTGATCGTTCACCAATCAGAACTTCTATGGAAGCTGATTTTGACACTGGCAATGTGCGTTATAAGGCTAGAGAAAGATACTCGTTCGGATGGTCTGACCCCCGAACAGTATTCGGTAGTCCTGGAGCATAACCTTTAATGGAACCTATGATGCGGGGGTTTCTTACTCAACCCGCATCAACCTTAAGTTTTTCTTTATCTTTATCTTTTTTCCAAGTAATATATTCTTTACATCTAGGTAAAACTTGTCCTATAGACTGACCTAGCAGACAAGCCAAGACGATAGGACTTATTTCCAACGGAGGAAATTATGGCAAAAACAACCTTTGCGGGACCGATAAGGTCTCTTGCTGGTCTT